AGGTCAAAAGTCCTGGCTAAATTGGTTGAGAATTACCTGGAAGGAGACCAGGTAAACATAGGTTCGATGACCAGGAAACAAATAGTGGTTAATTTGCTTAACCAGGTAGACTACGAAACGCCGGAGCATGTCCTTTTGACATCACTTCTCAAACTTTTCAGTTGAATACGTCTTGAGATTCTTCCTTGATGATTGAAATGATTGCTTCAGTATCTGTAATTTCATACTCTTCCATTTGGATGTAGTAATTTACCGATGCATCATATCCATTATTATGAACTTGGGGCATTACGATTTGTAAATCTCTGACTACGATGTGGTCAGGGTCTACCAAATTGAAGTAGCCCAATCGGTATCCGACTCCACCATTATAACAAGCCCAAGCAATTTCACGGTTATCCGATGCTCTTGGAAGTGCATTTGCCACCGGTTCGACGGATAATGCCAGGTGTGCTTGTGCTGAGGTGCTACGTCCGCTCGCAACTGAGCCAATCATGTCGCTTGGCCATATCTCAAATGCTACAATCTTGTAACCAACGTTAATCCGACCATCGTCGAGAACAAGCAATCTCTTACCGGAGTTGTCCACTCCATCGGGAAAGTCAAGCGTTCCCTTTAGTGTACGTATCTTTCCAGTCAGTCGCATTACATCTTCCTCCGTAGTTTGTGAGCATATCGCATGATATCGGCTTGTGTTCTTCCCGCACGTAGGTCACCGTTCTTCTTACGGTAACGCTTGTTTGCTTCCTTTAGAGCCGCTGACATCTTCTTTGCGCCAGCACGTGCTTTACGTGAGTTACGCTTACGCTTAGTTTTCTTAGAAGATTCTGATCCCAATATACCCAATTGTTCACCAATAAACTCAGAGGCCTCTCTAACGACAAAAGGAGCGGCCGCCACACCACCTGCAGGTAGTCCAGCACGTAAGGCAGCTCCACGTACTAATTGGTCGGCAATCATACGTAACAATTCGGCTTGAGCGAGTTGTTCTTCTCTTGTGGCTATAGTAATCGCCTCACTGTTGGGAGAGTGCGAGTGCCATTGCTGCAGCTTGCGTCATTGTCTCAACAGTACATTCCAGGACAATAGCGATTTGAGTTACAGCGGTGGAGCGTTGGTCTACACCAAGGTACATTTGTTCAACAGCAATGAGGTAGCCATCAGTAAAGTCTTGAGGCCCAACATCCAAAGAATCGTTGATGACAATCAAATCATCGTTGATGTCAGTTGCTAAAATCATTTTACCACTGGCAACGACTGAGCGGTTTGTAAGGTCAACCATAGCATTTTGTGACTGAGTTGTCAATTGAAATGCGACGTTGTCAGTGTTTCCAGCTGCAGGGCGTCCAAGAACTTCCAATGGAGTGCCATATTGAACGGAGATGTTGTGGATGCGAAGAACAGATTTGCCCAGGGCATCAACGTATGCACCAAGGTCAATCGCGGATTGATTGTAGTTTGTGCCGTCGGTCAATGTGCTTGCTCGTATGAAGAAACTGTCAGTTCTTGCCATAAACCTATGATGATAGGAGATAGTGTATAGTATTAGTGTAAGACATGCAACTCTTGACCTATACCGAAGTAGGTGGTATGTAGGTACGCAGTACCCCACCTATGGAACAATTCAAGGATTGGGTAGGATTGATTGGCCAATCATTAAGTAAGAATGGCCCGTCGGAGTAACATGGATGCCCAACACCATGCGACAATCGTCGATAAACTGATGCAATATAGGGGTAAAATACCTCAGAACCACACTTTAGGCGATAGAAAAGCCATGTGGACGTGTGAACAAATGAAAAACTACATTGATGAACTCATTTTAGAGATTGATGCTTTCGCAAAATGCTTTGAAAAGGAGTTGATTAAATGACCGCACGTCGAACCAAAACAAAGTTCACACAGATTCACGTGTCAATTCCTGTACGCCTCTTGGAAGACTTAGATGAAACCTTATCGTTCAAACAATCCAGGTCAAAAGTCCTGGCTAAATTGGTTGAGAA